CCCGCGAGGCGGATACTATACTGGTCAAGGTCAAGTTGAAATCGGCAAGATGATGAAATTTGACACCAAGTCATACATGGAGCCGATCTGGAGCATTTGATTCATCTATGCAACGCATTGAGACATATAAGGATACGCATAAAGGACAAACGTGCGCTGTTCTATGCGGTGGACCATCACTTCCTCTGGACTTACGCAATCTACCCGAAGAAGTGGATGTTCTGATTGGCGTAAACCAACACAGCCTGATTCTTCCATGCGACTACATTGTCTTCAGTGATCGTCACATGTGGCCTTTGATTGAATCTATCAAGGACTGCAAATATATTACTCATCTCAATAAGTTTGATACCAACAGAACAATTCACGCTGGCATCTGGCCGCCAATGGGGTATTCAGGTCAGCGCGCTATTTACGCAGCAGACTACATGGGCTTTGAAAAAGTGTATATTTGCGGCATGAATCAATATGACCAAAACGAAAAACGGGAGTATTGGTGGGAAGGTCCGCAGTGCAAAGAGATGCAAAAGCATACACATTGCAAAGCTGATCTTGGGAGAGTTAAAGAGTTTATTGATTCATTGAATCACCCTGAACGCATTTATTTTGTATCTGGACAACTGAAGGAGATACACCAATGAGAGTCGAACTAACCCGTGGAATCATTTGGGACAAGATTGCCCGTGAGCCAGGAACAGTGTTAGAACTCAGTGAAGTAGACGGGTTTACCTTGATTGATAAGGGGAAAGCGCGCCTATATAAGGACCCTGTTTTCAAGACTACAAATCGCTCTGTCGGTCTTGAGAACAGCGAACCAGAGCAAAAGGTAACGAAGCGCCGGAGCTACAAAAAGAAATCACTATGAAGTTTCTGACAGTTCTTCGCACTGGCGGAGAATACAATTCCGATCACGTCTACGCATTGCAGAGACAGGTTGAAAAGCATATCCCACAGGCCGAATTCTATTGTCTGACGAATGCCAACCTGTCTTGCAACATCATTCCGCTCACCGAGTCTCTTTCTGGCTGGTGGTCGAAGATGGAGCTATTCAAGATTGATGGCCCGTGTCTTTACGCGGATTTAGATACAATGATCGTAGGTAATTGCGATAACTGGCTTGAAGCGATTGCTGATCGCGAGTTTGTTTGTCTCCGTGACCCGTACAGGGGCAAAAGAGATCCGAATTCAATGGGATCTGGCATCATGTATTGGCGTGGCGACATGCAATGGGTCTTTGAAGACTATAAGAGCTGCAACATGCCCACAACGATTCCTGGCGGAGATCAGGAGTTCCTTGAGCAAGTCATAATGAACGCATCGTTTGTGCAGGATTTCACTGATACGGTTGTGTCCTACAAAGCAGATTGTCGTGATGGCGATTACAACTGGAAGGATGCGAGCATTGTGTATTTCCACGGTAAGCCTCGCCCGTGGGATCAGAGGGACATACCGTGGAGCTAAAGGTCGTTTGCTTTAAATGGACTCGCAACACAACCGGCTACATGTTGCCTGCTGTGTGCGACTATGGTCCAAAGCATGTGCGAATACTTAAAGCAATGGTTGAGCGCAATCTATCAATTCCGCATTCATTCATTTGCATTACCGATGATCCAACTGGATTAGATGACATCCAAACTATCCCACTCTGGGACAAATGCCGCAATCTTGGCGGATGTTACAACCGGCTGTATGCATTCAGCGAAGACATGCGATCACTGATTGGTGATCGATTTGTGATGATTGATCTGGATTGCGTGATTACTGGCGACATTACGCCTTTGTTTGATACCGATGACGACTTCAAGATCAATGGATATTTTTTCGGCGATTTCGATCAGTACTACAACGGCGGACTGATCTTAATGAATGCCGGTGCAAGGAAGCAAGTTTGGGATGACTTTGATCCGATTCGCTCTCCGAACCAAGTGGCGAATACCGATTATGTTATTGGCAGCGATCAGGCCTGGATTCGCATTCGTCTGGGCAAAGGCGAAAAGCGGTTCACGGAAGAGGAAGGCGTGTATAATTTCATTAGGTTAAAGAATCAACGCTTACCCGATGATGCGAAGATCGTCTTCTTTGCCGGTAAGCGCGATCCATCGACGTGCCTAGACACTGATTGGGTCAGAGAGCATTGGAGAGTATAGATGGCTTTTGTAGAAACTGCTGATGACCTGACGATCTTCTTCGCTGATGGCGACTCTGCCACGATTGACGGAGCGACGGTCAAAGGCCACTTTGAGAACGAGCACGATCCAGTGAATGCAGGTGGCATGGTTGAGTTTTCAATTCAGTCCGCCACGTTTACATGCAAGACATCGGATGTCACCGGTATTGCCGAGGGTTCGCTCATCACTATTAACGGATCAAGCTACGCAGTAACCGATTTACAGCCGGATGGAACGGGCGTAACAATGTTGATACTAGAGGCGCAGTAATGGCACACGTTAGAAAGACTATTCGTGAGTACCTTGGAACTCAGCTTACTGGACTAACCACAACTGGTTCAAACGTGTTTGAGTCTCGCGTCTATCCCATGCAGTCCGCCAAGTTGCCAGCCATCATCATCTACACGACAACAGAAAGCTCTGAGGAAGTGGCGTTTAGTTCTAAGCGTGTCCAGAATCGCGTTCTGAGTGTCGAAGTTCAGGGATTCGTCAGAGCCATTTCAAACTTTGATGATACGCTTGATCTGATCGCCAAGGAGGTTGAGGTCGCAATTCTTGATGACCCAAGTCTCGGCGGTCTGGCTATCAACACAGAACTTATAAATACCCAAGCAGATTACTCCGGCGAAGGCGAACAGCCTGTTGGTACGATTCGCTTGACCTTTGATGTACAATACCGTACAGAGACGGGGCAACCCGAAACAGCCATTTAAGGAGGCTTTACAATGGCAACACATACCGCTGCAAACGGGGTGATTAAGGTAGGCTCAAATGCCGTTGCTGAAGTCACCGGATACAACATCGAGTACATGTCAGACACAGTTGAAGATACTGTGATCGGCGATGCCGCACGTACTTACAAGCCAACGCTCAAGTCTTTCACCGCCTCTTTGGATGCGATGTGGGACGAGACTGACTCTACAGGACAGGGTGCATTGGTTGTTGGAACCGAAGTCACATTTGCCATCTACCCCGAAGGTGACGACTCTGGTGACACGTACTACACAGGTTCTGGAATCATCACTGGCCGCACAGTTTCAACATCTGTTGGCGAAATGATCACAGCAAACTTCACGGTTCAAGGAACGGGCGACCTGACTGAAACCACTGTATAAGGTGACATATGAGTCTCTTAGATAAGCTGAAAGACGCAATCGAAGCAGATACGATTGAGATTGAAGTGCCTGCCTGGAAGGAGACATTTTATGTGTCTCCTCTCAGCGTTCAGGAGTTATCAAAGTTGCAACGCAAGTTTCCTGACTTTCTAAGCAACAACTCAGTCGAAGCTGCTGTCGAACTAATTATGATGAAGGCGATGAACAAGGATGGCGAAAAAGCATTTACGCTTGAGCACAAGCCATTCCTGCTGAAGCAACGCGCAACCATCGTAATGAAATTTTATTCTGTACTGGTCGGCACTGCCTTGGCGGAGGACCACGAAAAAAACTAAGGGACGATCCGCTTAGACTGAGTTTGTTTCGGCTAGCGGGTCATCTTGGAAAAACAGTACAGGAACTTGAGCGTATCCCATACACTGAACTGCTAGAATGGGTTGCATTCTTTAAGATCGAGGCAGAGCAATATGGCAGCAGCAACTCAGAAAATAATCATCCACGCGGACGATAAAACTGGTTCTGCTATTGCATCTGCCGTTCGCAACTCTAAGAAGCTAGATAAGCAAATTCAGCGTACCGGCGAAAAGATGCGGACTGCCACTCGGCAGTCTCGTGCTCATCTTGGTCAGCTTGGTCATCAGGTACAGGACGTTGCGGTTCAGTTCCAGATGGGCATGAACCCGCTGATGATCTTAGGTCAGCAGGGTTCTCAGGTTGCATCGATCTTCGGAACCAAGGGCGCACTTTTCGGCGGCATCTTAGCCGTATCTGCTTTGCTCGTTCAGCAGTTAGTTCCAAGTCTTGGCGAGACTAATCGAGAACTTAAAGACCTTCTTGACATTGCTGACAGAGCTGGCAAGAAGCTCGCAGAGATTGCTCCAAGAAGAGTATCTAAAGAACAGCAGGAGTTCGCTGATGCTTTGGAAGAAGCGAAAGCAAATCTCCAGGCCGAAATCGAAGAGCTAGAAAGACTCAAGGTTGCACAAAAGACCGCTACAGCGACTGCGGCGGCTATGCCAGAGACTTTATTAAGTATTGGTGCGGCTAACGAAAATGCCGCCGCGACTTCTGCTCAATTCGCGACTGCGATGGAGATTCAGAAGGATAAGATTGAGGCTGCAAAGAACGCAGTTCTGGAAGCCACTCAAGCACTGGAAGAATTCAGGGAACAAGTTGGCTTAACGGATGAAGCGGCTTCCGGCATGAGGGTAGAGCTTCCGACTCCTCCAACTGTTCAAGAGTTTACGCCAGAGGATGACCCCCTTGAAGGACTGAAGCGTAGAGCTGACGCTCTGAAGCGTTCGCTTGATCCGATGAAGGAGTACCAGGCTGAACTGCAAGAGCTTCAGGCAATGGAAGCGAACAACCTGATTACAACGGCGGAGTTTACTCAGGCTGTTAAAGAATTGCGTGAGCAGTTCGTTGAGACGGGTGATGAAGCAGAAAGGTTCGGTCTGACCCTTGATGATGCGAAACGAACAGGTATTGATTCATTAGAAGATGGCCTTGTTGGTCTGATCGAAGGCACGAAGTCGGTCAAGGAAGCGTTCAGCGACATGGCGCGCAGTGTTATCTCAGATTTAATTCGTATGCAGATTCAACAGTCGGTTACGAATCCATTAGCGGCTGCCTTGGGAATAAAACGTGGCGCTGCGATCGGTGGTCCGGTCGAAGGTGGAAGGCCATATCTGGTTGGCGAAAAGGGACCTGAATTAATGGTCCCCAATGGATCGGGTCGCATAATCCCGAATAACCAACTTGGTGGCGGCGAAGCCCCTGTCAACGTCACGCTAAACATTTCAACTGGAGTGGCTCAGACCGTTCGCACTGAGATAGCAAGTCTCATGCCACAAATCACTAACGCCACGAAAGCCGCTGTCGTAGAGGCGCGTCGCCGTGGCGGATCATTTGCGAATGCCTTTGGAGCTTAACGATGGCTGAGACTTATCCACTCGCACTTCCGACCCATACAGGTATCGCACGAGTTCGTTTAATTGCGCGTGATGTGGTCGGTGTGTCTACATCGCCATTCAACTTCAAGCAGCAGATCTTCCGCCATCAGGGTCAGCGTTGGGAGGCGGACATTACGCTGCCTGCAATGCCTCGCGCTGATGCAGAGCAGTGGGCCGCTTTCCTACTCCGCTTACGTGGCGCATACGGCACGTTCTTGCTTGGTGATCCATTGAACGCAACACCGCGCGGCACAGCGTCTGCGACGCCTGGTACGCCAGTTGTGAATGGCGCGAGCCAAACTGGTGATGAGCTAAATATCGACGGGTTGCCAACATCAGAGACGGGCTACTTAAAAGCCGGTGACTATATTCAACTTGGCTCAGGTGCGACTGCCACCTTGCACAAGGTGCTTGAAGATGTGAACTCAAACGCATCTGGCGAGGCAACCTTGAACCTGTGGCCCAAAGTGCGCACCGCACCCTCAGATAACGCTGCGGTGACTGTCAGTAATGCACAAGGCAACTTCCGCTTGGCGTCCAACGAAACAATGTGGGACATCGATCAAGCATCGATCTACGGAATTACCTTTGGTGCAGTGGAGGCGCTGTCGTGAGAACAGGCACTCCATCTGCTTTCAATGATGACTCACTTGCACCCTTCTTTGCGATTGACTTGGCGTTTGATTCTGGCGCGGTTCGTTTGTGGAATGGATACTATGATCTGACCGTAGATGGAGAAGAATACATAGGATCAGGATCGCTGCTGGGAATATCCAGTATTGACGAGACATCAGAAATAGAAGCAAACGGGGTTACCATCACATTAAGTGGCATCGACTCATCGCT